CAACACCATCTACAACGCCAAGTATTGTGTCTTCGGGACTGGTTATTCAACTTGATGCGTATGAGAGTTCAAGTTATTCAGGAGGAACAACTGTTTTTGATATTACAGGTGGATATAACCATACATTAATCGGCGCAACTTACACAGTTCTTAATGGTATAAAATGTTTTGATTGTACGACAGGAAATAATAGAGTTAATTACAACTTAACAGGACCTACGTTACCAAATTCAGGATACACATATATTACTTGGGCAAGATTAATATCTAGTACTGCTGGGTTTAGAACATTACTCTACACGAGTGGACCTCCTAAAATCACACCGATTACTATACCTAACGCATCAAACGCATTAGGATATTGGGCAACAGGATTCGTACCTTCAGGGTATGATGTTGCATCTTCAGCTGATGTTTGGGTTCAGTTTGCCGTTGTTGGAACAAATACATCTCAAACATTCTACATAAATGGTTCACAGGTGGGAAGTACAATCAATGAGGGTGCAGGCGGAACTAGACATTGGGGATGGGGTAATAATGATACGGCGGGTCAACCTTTTGGACATGTTGCCAACATGTATTTCTATAACAGACAATTAAGCCTTGCTGAAATAACACAACAATACAATTATTTGGCACCAAGATTTGTGGAACCAACGCCAACACCTACAACAACGAGTACTCCAACCAATACTAGTACAACAACCACTACTCCGACACCAACAACAACTAACACTCCGACCCCAACTTTACCTGATTTAGATTTCTTACTGTTTGAAGATAATTCAGTTGCAACTGCGGAAAATGATGATAATATTCAAATTGATAATATTCCATCACCTACACCAACAAATACAACAACCACTACTCCGACACCAACTTCAACACCTGCTGTGCCTGTAACAAGTAACCTTAGGTTATATTACGACCCAAGTAATCCATCAAGTTACCCTGGTACTGGTACAACAATTAATGATTTATCTGGTAATGGATTAAATGGAACAATGTCCAATATCACATATACATCACCATACTTCACATATAATGGAACCTCATCACAAGTTAGTGTTGCGGATAATGTGTTATTAGAACCAGGAAGTGGGGATTGGACTATGGAAGTATGGGTTAACCAATCGGTTTTGGGTAATGATGTTGTATTAGGGAAGTTCAATAATGGAGGGCTTTCAGCAAACGTAAGTTATAGTATTAGAACAACCAACACTACATATTACACTCAAATAGGTAATGGTATTGGTGTTGTTAACAGTACTAATTATACAGGAACAATTGGTACGTGGTACCAATTAGTTTATGTGTTTACTAATGTTGCGTCTAATACGCTTCAAACATTTGTAAATGGAGTAAGTATAGGAAGTGCGGCACATAGTTTGGCTAGTGTATTAAACTCAGTTAATCCACTTTATATAGGTAGTTACAATGGAGGAGAGTACCCTCAATGGTTTGATGGAAAAATTGGTATAACACGTTTATACGACGCATCATTAACTTCATCACAAGTTTTACAAAACTTCAATGCAGATAAATCCAAATATGGACTATAAAAAAAATTAATATAAAATAAAATGGCAAATACAAAAATAAGTCAATTACCAACATTTACGGGAGACACCACGGGTACTTATATTGTTATGGATAATAGTAGTTTAACTGAAACCTTTAAAGTTCCAAAAGAAACATTATTTAGTGGATATTCAACAAATGTGGTGTCACCAGTCTCAGGTAGTTGGACGGTGACTCCAGGGACTAATAACTACAGTTTTACAGTTGATATTAATAACACATATAACTTATGGGCTCTTGCAAATATACCAAATGGTATAATAGTTTATAATGCCACAGTAAGTGTTAGTAATACTAATGTACCCGTAATTGGTGTTCAGTATGCATGGAATTATACTGGTGGGGGTAGTCCAATATTGTTTACAAGCATACCTGCACAGATTATAGGAACTGCAGGTGCAATATCCACCGATTCAACAGTTGTTACATCAACAAATACATTTGTATTCGGTATTCAAAACAATACGGCATCAAATATTACGGTTAATTACGGATATATTAAAATAAGTTAAAATGTATACAACCGACTGTAACTACTTTAGAATAACAAATTATAATAACACTCAAGAAGGGTATTATAAGTGGACAGGATGTACTGACATTGTTAGTGTTAGTACGATTAATCCATTAGAAACCGAATACGTTTGTGCAAAAGACGTATCCGTTGAAAGTTACAGTGCACCTTTAGATATTGTATTTGTTGGACTATGTCCTTCAACAACACCAACACCAACTATTACCTCGACTCCAACTCAAAGTTCGGTAACACCAACACCTACTTCTACATCACCAACACCAAGTCCTACCGCAACACCAACGATGACTCCAACAACTGTTTATATGTATAACTTACGAACAGGTGGTTGGTATCAGAATGTTTGTCAGTCTGTTAGTATGATTGCAAATCCTAGTAACGTACAAATTTTTACATCAAAACCTTTCACGTCATTAGAACCAGGTGATTATGTATACGGTAACCAATCATTAACAATACCTCCAATAGGTGCTGACTTTACAATATCAAACGGTAATAGATTCATTCAACTTAGTGGTAATCAAATTATTAATGTTGGGTTATGTTAAAGGATAAAATAAAAGTTTTGAGTATTTATTAACATGGCAGATTGTGGTGTATATATTTCAAGTGTAAGTTTAAGCGGGTTAACTACCGAAGTTACGTTTTTTCCTCAAACGGGAGGGACTTCCGTTGACTTAGGTAATCAAATTTTTCCGTTTAGTTATGTTGCGGATTATTATTACGGAACATATAATTGTTACGTTCCAACATATGCTTATTCGTATACTGTTGTGGTACCAGCACCGAGTCCTACACCAACAACCACATCAACTCCAACACCTACACCAACCGCTCCAACACCTACGCCAACAGAAACTCCAACTAATACTCCAACAGAAACATCAACTCAAACACCAAGTCCAACACCTACAAATACGGAAACTCCAACTAATACTCCAACACCTACAAATACGGAAACTCCAACTAATACTCCAACTCCAACCAATACGGAAACTCCAACTAACACTCCAACACCAACCAATACGGAAACTCCAACTGAGACTCCAACTAACACTCCATCACCAACTCAAACGATGACACCGACAAATACAAGATTTGCGTTTGCAGTATTTTCAGGGGTTACGCTAATAGATGCTTGTGAACAAATTAACATTCCAACCACTCTTTATGGTGATAATAGTCAATTTGATGACAACATAATATTCTATAATGAATTTGTAGGACCTGTAACAATTGATATGTCAGGGTTCTATAATTACGAACAAGTTTTTGTGGAATTAGATTCAGAAGGTAATGCAGGTGCGTTTGGAATTTGCGGTTCACCAACACCTACTCCAACAAATACGGAAACTCCAACACCTACTCCAACAAATACGGAAACTCCAACACCAACCCCAACCACCACATAACAACCGATAATAAATTAAAAATAAAAATCAATTTAGAAAATTAGGATAAATCGTAGTATTTATTTAGTAAATAACATTTAAGATGGCATGTAGCAAATATACTCTAACAAATACGGGTTCCACGATTGTGAACTTTAATTACAGACGATGTGATGATTCTCTATGGGAATATCAAGTTGAACTAAATCCAGGTCAAACAAAAAACATTTGGTTACTTAACGGAACGTTTTCGATTGCCCCTGTTTATACCACTATGATTTCTCTTATTAATCAAGGAGCGTTTCCACCGATTAGTGAAACGGCAACGCCAACGCCTACACCAAGTGTTACACCAAGTAATACTCCAACAGGAACTGCTGCGGTGACACCGACACCAACTAATACAGGAACTCCAACAGGAACTCCAACGAATACTCCAACAGGTACTTCAGCGTCTACACCAACTCCAACTCCAACGAATACTGAAACTCCAACGAATACACCAACAGGTACTTCGGCGGTTACTTCAACACCAACTCCAACAAGTACGGAAACACCAACTCCAACTAACACCTCTACAGTAACACCAACGAATACTCAAACTCCAACTCCAACAGACCCACAACCAGCAAGATATGAGTTCTCAGTTAACCATAGTGAGACTTCTTCTGAGGAAGCTTGTTATACTACTAATAACGCAACAATATTCGGTAACGCAGCAACTTTCCAAGAAACAGTTGATGAATATAATTTCTTCTGGGCTTGTCCAACAGGAACTTGTCCTGAGGTAGATTTAGCAGGATGGTATATTAATGATGGTGATGTTTATGAATTAGACAGTGAAGGTAATGTATTAGGAATTGCTCCATGTGGAGTAACTCCAACACCAACAGTAACTCCTTCAGTAACACCAACTAATACTCCAACACCAACACAAACAATAGGATACTACCAATATAGTTTAGGTACAGGAGCAACATCTACAGATGCTTGTACAGACTTCAGTGTAGCACCTAATACAATCTACGGAACTGTCGCGGGTGGTGAAGGTCCAAATGTTAATGAATCACTATACTTCAACACAGGATTAACTGTCCCTGTAATTGATGGATACTATTCTAACGGATTTAGATGGTATCAAGTAACAGGTGGTTCAGGATTAATTACCGCAAGTAACCTTTGTTAACTAAATTAAAAAAAATAATATAACTAAAACCCTTCACCTTCGTGAAGGGTTTTTTATTTTTAGGATAAAATATACTGTAAATGAAAATTTTTGTACAAATTGCGTCTTATAGAGACCCACAACTAGTTCCAACCATAAAAGATATGTTAGCAAACGCTAAGAAACCAAAGAACTTGGTATTCTCAATTGCCAGACAATTCGCAGAAGAAGATGGATTCGATAACTTAGACGAATTCAGAAACGATAAGAGATTTAAAATATTAGATATACCATATGAAGAGGCTAAGGGTGTATGTTGGGCGAGAAACCTGACACAACAACTTTATGACGGAGAGACTTATACTCTTCAAATTGACTCTCACATGAGATTTGTTAAAGATTGGGATGATATCTTAATCAAGATGATTAAGGGTCTACAAAAGGATGGGTACAAGAAGCCTCTACTTACGGGTTATGTACCATCCTTCGACCCTGAAAACGACCCAGCGGGAAGAGCAACAGACGCTTGGAGAATGGTATTCGATAGATTCATTCCTGAAGGAGCGGTATTTTTCTTACCTGAAACAATTCCAGGTTGGAGAGAAATGAAAAAACCTGTTACCGCAAGATTCTACTCAGCTCACTTCTGTTTCACATTAGGAGAGTTTTCAAAAGAAGTTCAACACAACCCCGAATACTATTTCCACGGAGAAGAAATTTCAATCGCCGCAAGAGCTTACACATGGGGTTATGATTTATTCCACCCACATATTCCTGTAGTTTATCACGAGTACACTCGTAAAGGTAGAACTAAACAATGGGATGACGATAAAACTTGGGGAGATAAAAACAAACACTCTCATTTGACGAATAGAAAACTATTTGGAATGGATGGTGAGAAACAAGAAGGTCATGACGGTCCTTACGGATTTGGTACCGTTAGAACATTAAAAGATTATGAAAAGTATTCAGGTCTTTTATTTGAAAAACGAGCAATCGACAAGTACACCTTGGATAAGAACTATCCACCAAACCCTTATAATTTTGAAACAGAACAAGAATGGAAAGATAGTTTCTGTATGGTCTTCAAACACTGTATTGATATTGGATATTCTCAAGTTCCTGAAACAGATTATGATTTTTGGGTTGTTGCTTTCCACAACGATAAAGATGAGACTCTATACAGAAAAGATGCCGACAAGAATGAGATTGCAGGTTTCATGAGAGACCCCGACAAGTATTGTAAAGTGTGGAGAGATTTCCAAACAGATGAAATGCCTTCTTACTGGGTAGTATGGCCTCACTCAGAATCTAAAGGATGGTGTGATAGAATAACAGGTCGATTAACTCACAATCACGTTAGTTAATGAAGTTTAACGAAATTCCCAAGTTTGTAATTAATTTGGATAGAAGACCCGATAGAATGGAGTCGATTACTAAAGAGATGGAATACCTCGGATGGGAATTCGAAAGGTTCTCAGCAATCGACACCAATTCTTATATGGGGATTACCAAATCAACTCTCGAAATCATTAAGATTGCGAAAGAAAGAAATTACCCTCGAGTAATGATTATTGAGGACGACTGTGGGGTTATGCCGTACGCTAAAGACTTACTACAAAAGATAGAAGATTCATGTCCTAACTTAGAATTCGCTATGATGAATTTAGGTCCGACTCAAAATAGACCAATAAACATCAGTGAGAATTGTGAACTATTGTTAGACATGACTAACCTACCTGACGCTCCCGAAGAGGCGAGAGGTATATTTGGTGCGAATATGGTTATTTACGACCAATCAATCTACGATACAATGTTTGATATTTCGTTAACCGCATATACAAGTAGTGGAGAATATTATCATGCGTTAGACGATTATACTTTTAAATTTATAGTTCAAAAATATCAAAGTTATTGTCCTATAATTCCAATTGCCCCTCAGAAAACAAGTTATTCAAATATTTCTGAAGGAGTATATAATAACTGGTATATGCAAACATACAATTGGAATAGGTGGTGTCCTACCAAAATTCCAAATGAATTCATGGACCAGTATAAAGTTCAAGAGGTTAAAGACCGAAATGAACACAAAGAATTTTATTATGTCAGTTAAATTTATAACGTCAATATATAGTGACTTATATGGTACCGAATTTGGTGGAAGACCAAATAGAGGAGGTCACTATAGATACAGCTTGTTATCCTTATTAAAGATGACAGATGCCGATTTTTTATGTTACACCTCAGACAGAGAATTACCTTCACTTGAAGAGTTTTTTTATATTGAACATTCAATATCCAAAGAGAAACTTAAATTTCAAGTGTTTGACATTGGTAACACCAAGTTTAAAGATTTGATTAACCAATATAAAAATATTGAAGAGACGAAGAACGGTGATAGATGTGTGGAGGTTCAATACAGTAAATTTCATTGGTGGTGGAACGAAGATAAGTCCTACGACTATTATTATTGGATTGATGCTGGATTATCTCACTGCGGATTAATTCCTTTGAAATATCTTACAAGTGAACACATCCAACAAAGATATTACGAAAGTAACTTATTCAATAACGAGTTCCTAAAAAATGTTATTGAAGATACTCAAGATAAGTTCCTTATTTTAGGTAAGGAGAATGACCGAAACTATTGGTCGGGTACTGTGGATAGAAAATGGTATAAAGAATACGACAGAAGTATCCATGTAATTGGTGGTATGTTTGGTGGACACAGAGATAAGTGGGATGAAATAGTTGGATTGTTTGAAGATTATATACAAAAAATTATATCTGAAGACAAAGGTCTTCCTCACGAAGAACATGTTATGACGTTAATGTATTTTAATCATTTAGATTTATTTGTGAGAAAACATTTCGATATTTGGTGGTGTAGAGACAACGCTCCTAAAGGAGTATCAAACGAACTTTTTGAACAGAACAAAAGTTTCTATAAAATTTTAGAAGAATTCAACAGAATATATGAGTAATATAACTTTAGTAACAGGTATATGGGACATCGGTAGAGGAGAACTTACCGAAGGTTGGTCAAGACCGTACCAACATTATTTAGATAAATTTGAGAAACTATTAGAGGTTGAGGAAAACCTTATAATATTCGGTGACGAAGAGTTAAGAGAATTTGTTTTCAAAAAAAGAAAACCCGAGAACACTCAATTTATTGTTAGACCATTATCATGGTTTACCAACTCAGAGTTTTTTCCAATGATTCAAAAAATTAGAACAAACCCTAACTGGTATAACCAAGTTGGTTGGTTAAAGGAATCAACACAGTCTCGTTTAGAGAACTATAATCCTTTAGTAATGTCTAAGGTGTTCTTACTACATGACGCCAAAATTATGGACCAATTCGATTCAGAATATATGTTTTGGATTGATGGTGGATTAACAAACACAGTACACCCTGGATACTTCACACATGATAAAGTGTTGGATAAGTTATCAAAATACGTATCAAAGTTTTCATTTATTAGTTTTCCTTACGGAGCTGAGAATGAAATTCATGGATTTGAATATAACAAACTAAATTCTATTGCGGGTGCGAAGGTAACTAAAGTTGCTCGTGGAGGGTTTTTTGGTGGTCCTAAACACACCATTGGAGATATTAACGGTATCTATTACGGATTATTAAAATCTACATTAGATGAGGGTTATATGGGAACTGAAGAATCAATTTTCAGTATTATGACCTATAAACATTCTGACTTGATTAATTACTTTGAAATTGAATCCAACGGATTAGTTGGAAAGTTTTTTGAGGATTTAAAAAATGATGAACTTAAAGTAAAAAGTGAAAATGCTGGTAAAGAAACTAACTCATTGGATACTAACAAGGTGGGATTATATGTTATTACATTCAATAGTCCTAAACAATTTAGAACTCTTATCGATTCTATGTTGGCTTACGATGGAGATTATATTTTAAAAACTAAAAAGTTTTTATTAGATAATTCATCTGATTTAACAACAACCGAAGAGTATATTAAAATTTGTGAAGAATTCGGATTTGAACATATTAAAAAAGATAACTTAGGTATTTGTGGTGGTAGACAGTGGATTGCCGAACACTTTGATAAGACCGACTTAGATTATTATTTGTTCTTTGAAGATGATATGTTTTTCTTTCCAAATGAAGGAACTGTTTGTCGAAACGGATTTAATAGATATACTCCAAACTTATATACCAAGTCATTAGAGATTATTAAGAAAGAAAATTTTGATTTCTTAAAGATGAATTATTCAGAATTCTATGGAGACAACGGTACTCAATGGTCATGGTATAACGTACCTCAAAGTGTAAGAGAAGAATTTTGGCCAAGTAAACCAAGACTACCTCAAATTGGACTTGACCCTAACGCGCCTAAAACTCAATTCAACGCGGTTTTATCACACAAAGGAGTACCATATGCTGTAGGTGAAGTTTACTATTGTAACTGGCCTCAAATTGTTAGTAGAATAGGTAATAAAAAGATGTTTTTAGATACAACATGGGCACACCCGTTCGAACAAACGTGGATGAGTCACATGTATCAACTAGTTAAAAAGGATGAACTTTACCCAGGTTTATTACTTATGACACCTACAGAACACGATAGATTCGAACATTATAATAGAGAGTTGCGTAAAGAATCATAACAGTATATTTATTGTTATGGAATTTTATATTAAAAAGAATGCAACTTTACCTGTTTTAAAAATGCAGGTAGTAAAAGACGGGAGGTCAGGTTATTTGCAACTTATGCAAGACTTGGAGGTTTCCACTATCTATTTTACTATGATTGATGTGGAAACAGGAATTCCTAAAATAGTTTCAGCCCCATGTGAGATTGTTAATTTAATCTTGCCTGAAGGTGCCGACCCCGAATACTACATTTATTTCAAGTTTACTGAAAGAGACACTAATACACCTGGAAGATATACAGGACAGTTTTTAATACAGAACGATGAGGGTAATTTAATTCTTCCAATCAGAGAAGAACTTTACATAAACATACAAGATAGTTTCATATCTAAAACCGCTTGTTGTTAAATGAAGTTAACTAAACTACTAACTCAGATAATTTTAGAAGATAGTGGCAGCGGTATAATACCTGTTACAAAATTTGTCTATGACGGATATTTAATTAACCTTACAGCCTCCTACCACCAATGGAATGAGAGACAAGGGCTTAAATCTTTGGAAGAAATTGTTAACATATACGAATACAATGCCGTCTATAAGGAAAAATATTATGATAGGGTTGGGGTTCCGAATAGAATGATTAAAGAAATTTTTACAGATAACTTTGAGGTGATTAAAAATAGAATGTCAAAGTTAAGTTTAGTCAGACCTGACAATACGGTTGTTTTTGTTAAGGAGGTTGGAGAGGCTCTTGATTTACCACAGTATATGGACTACGCTGAAATTATTCTTTTAACTGAGGATTTAAAAAATTATAAGATTATAACTTCAGTATTTTCACCGACAGGGACTTATTTAAAAAAATTTGGAAAAAATCAAAATAGTCCAAGATTTACGCTGTAAAAATAAAATTTTATACTATCTTTGTACTCAACAAAACGATAACCCTTTAAAACACAAACACCATGACAACTGTAACCCTAACAATGCAAGAGATTTGGATGTCAACAAGACCATCAATCCAAAAAAGTAAAAAAGCCTACACAAGAAAACCAAAATACAAACAAAAGTACAACTAATAGATAACCCGATATGAAAGTGTCGGGTTTTTTATTGGTCTGTAGTTTGACTAAGAGTTTTATTTTTTTATATTTATATACAATGAGTAAGGTGAACTTCACAATGTTGTGATTGCCAATAAACCACTCGTAATTTATATATGTTTACAGACCAAGATATTGAATCGTTCCTACACGGAAACGACCCCGAAGAATTTATAGTCGCTATCGAATACGACTATCGCGAGAACTGCATTTACAAAATCAAAGAAATCCCTGGTAAAGGAAAGGAAATCCGAAAAGATACATTCACACCATTTGCATGGGTGGGTGATTTACGTCAGATTAACTTTTACAACGGTTCCAAAGACGCTCAGAGAGATGCCATGACCAAACATGGTATCATGATTGAAAAGTTAGAAACCCACGGTAATGACAGATTACAAAGAGGTATGACTTTCATGGTTAAATCACTAAAAGGTTACAGAGAACTTATCCAATTCTTTAGAGAAGGTGGATGTGACCCATGGGGAGATAAGACCAAAGACAAAGTAATGATTCTACCTCCCGTAGAACAATATTTAATTTCAAAAGAAAAAAGACTATTCAAAGGTTTCGAGAACTATGAAGAAGTGACCCGAATGGTATATGACTTAGAGACGACCGCTCTTGAACCTCAACACGGTCGTATCTTCATGATTGGAATTAAAACCAATAAAGGTTACCACAGAGTAATCGAATGTATGGATGAATCTGAAGAGAGAAATGCCATCATAGAATTCTTCAAGGTAATCAACGAACTTAAACCAAGTATTATTGGTGGTTACAACTCAGCGAACTTCGACTGGCATTGGATATTCGAAAGATGTAGAATCTTAGGTATCGACCCAAAGAAGATTTGTAAGTCATTACACCCCGACCATTCGTTCACAAGAAAAGATAGTATGTTGAAACTTGCTAATGAGGTTGAGAACTTTACTCAAACTTCTATTTGGGGTTACAACGTAATTGATATTATCCATGCTGTTCGTAGAGCACAGGCGATTAACTCAAGTATTAAAGCTGCGGGTTTGAAGTATATCACCCAATTCATTAATGCGGAGGCCCCTGACCGTGTGTACATTGACCATACAGATATTGGTCCATTCTACGCTAAGAAGGAAGACTTTTGGTTAAACATTCAAAACGGTAAGTACAAGAAAGTTGGTGTTGATTCTAAGATTGACGCAGCTTGTTCTAAACGTACTGACGTATATGTTACAATCACAGGTGATAAGTTAGTTGAGATGTATCTTGACGATGACTTAGATGAAACCCTTAAGGTGGACCAAGAGTTCAACCAAGGTTCGTTCTTGTTGGCTGCGATGATTCCAACAACATACGAAAGGGTTTCAACCATGGGTACTGCAACATTATGGAAAATGTTAATGTTAGCTTGGTCTTACAAACACGGACTTGCAATCCCCGCCAAAGAATCCAAGACAGACTTCGTAGGAGGTCTTTCTCGACTACTTAAGGTTGGTTATAGTAAGAATGTACTTAAACTCGACTTCTCGTCTCTATACCCTTCTATTCAGCTGGTACACGATGTGTTCCCCGACTGTGATGTGACAGGTGCAATGAAAGGTATGTTGAGTTACTTCCGTAACACCCGTATCAAATACAAACAACTTGCAGAGGAATTCTATGCAACTGACCGTAAGAAATCTGAATCATATGGTAACAAACAGTTACCGATTAAGATTTTCATTAACTCGATGTTCGGTGCATTATCCGCTCCTCAGGTTTATGCTTGGGGTGATATGTACATGGGTGAACAGATTACTTGTACAGGTAGACAATACCTTCGTCAGATGATTAAGTTCTTCATGACTAAAGGATATGTTCCATTGGTAATGGATACGGACGGTGTGAACTTTTCAACTCCTGATGAGGCGAATGATAGAGTTTATGTTGGTCGTGGATTGAATTGGAAAGTTAAAGAGGGTAAAGAATATTACGGACCTGAAGCTGATGTTGCGGAGTACAACGATATCTTCATGAGAGGTGAGATGGCACTTGATACCGATGGGGTATGGCCGTCAACTATTAACTTAGCTCGTAAGAACTATGCGGTTATGGACGCCAAGGGTAAGATTAAACTAACAGGTAATAGTATTAAATCTAAGAAACTTCCATTGTATATTGAGGCGTTTTTGGATAAAGGTATTAAGATGTTGTTACAAGGTGATGGTAAAGCATTCGTGGAGTATTACTACGAGTATCTTCAAACCATTTATGATAAGAAGATTCCACTTAGTAAGATTGCACAAAGAGCTAAAGTTAAATTAAGTCTTGATGATTATAACAAGAGACTAACCACTAAGACCAAAGCTGGTAACAGTATGAGTAGAATGGCTCACATGGAGTTGGCATTACAGAATAACTTGAATGTGAACTTGGGTGATGTGATTATGTATGTTAATAACGGTACCAAGGCGTCTCAAGGTGATGTTCAGAAGATGACTGTGAAACAGATTAAAGATACAAACGCGTACAACGCACTTATGAACCCTAAGACAAAACCTATTACCGATGGGGTTATGGTAAACTGTTATATGTTAGACAAGGACATCTTAGATAACGACCCCGACTTAACAGGTGACTATAATGTACCAAGAGCTATTACAACATTCAATAAGAGAATTGAACCTTTAATGGTTGTCTTTAAGGATGAAGTTAGAAATAGTTTAATTGTTAACGACCCTGCGGATAGAGGAATATTCACAACAACTCAATGTGAACTAATCAATGGACACCCGTTAGACGAGGGTTCTCAAGATAGTTTAGAAGAGGTTATGACGTTATCAGACGGTGAATTATCTTATTGGGAAAAAAGAGGTCTTGATTCCAATTACATGTATGAGTTAGCCGAAGAAGGTTGGGAAAAAAAATTAGGATTGCTTCAGACCGTCTGAAGATAGGATATACCAATTACCACCAATAAATCTGAATTCAATACAAGCATACTTATCAGCGACTATTTCATCGTAGTCTTCATCGATTTTACCGATGTCTGGTTTGATTGTAAGTCTTGTCATTGATTTTACAACAACGTGGTCCGTAGTGATAGAATCTAAAGTTATTGTTGATTCGCTAACTCCTCTCACTACAACACAAGATTCTCCTGTTGTACGATATTCTGTTTCTGAAACTACTGAAAGTTCAGATGTTTCGATAACTAACCCACTAATTATTTTTCTTGAGGGTATTGTTTTTACTATTGCCATAAAATTAGATTACATATATTTGACGAGGCATCGCTCTGAACTTCATTTGTTTATTTAAATTCTCCGCAATCAACGCTTCTCTTTCCATAACTTTTTCAGGTCTCATTCTTGTTAACCATCCTTCAGCTCCAGTAAGTTCTTCTATTAGTTTAGTTTTTTCGTCTTTAGCCTCGGTTAATAAACTCTGATAATCCATTGTAATTTCACTATCAGGTGTCTTAAGATTACCACTGTATTTACCTCTAACTCTTGCTAAAGTTTCTTTACAATATGCGGTAAACCATCTTCTAACCCACTGTTGACCAGGAACATTAATATCTGTCCAAGTTAATTCCTCGATAGGAACATCTGTAGGTAGTTTAATAACGTCAGGGTTATTTTTTAAGCAATCGGCTCTACTATCAGGTTCAACATCATAATACCAATACCATACGGCTTTACCAACGTATTGACCATAACTTGACCAATTGAATCTACCACCTGGTGTATTGTATAAGTGAATCATTTTTTTACCATCAGGTAAACCTGTGATTCTATAAGTTAAAGAACCCCCTAAAATTCTATTAAGGATATTCGATTCTTGAGCTCTGATTAAATAATCAAATCCTGACATCATAAAGTAAGAACCTTGATTACCCATTTGAGCGAATCCCGCTTCACTGGCTCCAAGACCAACTCCACCGAAAGGACCTGCAATTCCACCTAATCCAAGATTATATGGACGGTCACTAAACCATAATAGTTCGTTAACCTCTCTGCCCGCAGGAATTTCATATGTTTGGACATTCTTCTCAAGAATAAAATAATCTTTCTTCAAAACCCAAGGACCTTCAGTTTGAAGACCAACAATTTTAGAATACGAATAACTAAACTGTTGTTCAAAATCCATTGTTCTTGTAACCAAAGCTCTTGCAACAGACCTTTCGTTCATATTTAAGTTGACAAGGTTAACCCATTGTGAATCAATTAACCATTGTAGGATATACTCTTCGTAATCCCCAATCGCCAATTCCATTAATGAGTCCATCATTTCATCTTCAAGTTCAACACTTCTTAGTGGTGCACCTAATTGATGTTTGATTCTCGTATATATTCTACTTCTTTCTGGTTCAGGTATTGCTGGCATGTCTATAAATATCTTGATTATTCTATTTCGTGAATCAATGAATTCTCATTAAACACATATTGGTTATGATTCTTAATCGGTTTGTTTTCAAAAATCAAAACTTTATTCGATTTTGTATTTATAAATATCATCCAATCCACATCATAAGGTTTAACATTACCAGTATCTTTAACGGTAATCTTTCCGTTTACATTGCTCGTCGTTGAAAACTGTTTAATCTGAGCTGTGTATTCTTTACCTTCTAAAGTTATTTTCAAATCAACCCCTTCGATAGCATCTTCTTTCTGACCATGCCCACCAATTTTTTCTAAAGTTGCTGAGTCACCAAAATACTTTTCAATTTTAACAAACACATCGTTTTCAGATTTTTGACCTCGGTCCCAAAGTTTCTTAAGGACTTTAATTATGTTAATAAAATCTTGGTTGTTTCTTGTGAATATTTTAGATTTAAAGTGGTCGATGGCTTTAAGTAATCGACTTATCTCTTTTATAGTTCTGTTTTCTTTTTTTGAAAAATCAAATTTCTTTTCAGACTTACCAATATTTTCAATTTGATTATTAACCGATTTGGTTAATAAACAGAATGAGTTGAAGTTTGTGTTAAGGTTATTCAATATTGACCTTCCTTCTTTTGATTCAACACCGTAGAATCCCGACATTTCTTTATTGGTACTGTCTACCCAAAATTGACTGAACACTTCTTTTAAAATGTCAGTTACTCCGTCTTGATAAAGTTTTTTAATTTTTGGATTGTTGATAAGTTCTCTGTAGAATTGAACTTCTTTAGCGTCACAGAATTGAGCCTCTTTGGATTCAGTTAAAAGTTTTTCGAGTTTTATAGATTCCAATAATTTGGTTTCCGTTCTCATCTCGTATAGTTTTGATACGAATTCCCAGTTAACGACTTTCCAAAAGTTTGTAATGTACTCGTCTCTTTTGTTTCTATACTTAAGGTAGTAAGCGTGTTCCCAAAGGTCTAAACCTAAAATTGGAAACCCACCGCCTTCAATAACATTCATTAAAGGATTATCTTGATTTGGTGTCGACATAATCTTTAATGTGTTCTTGGCTGTAAGTACTAACCATACCCAACCTGAACCGAATCTTTCTTTGGCAACAGTATCGAATTGTTTCTTGAAGGCGGTGAAACTTCCAAATTGTTTCGTAATCTTTTCGTATAAAGGGCCCTCTAATTTTTTAGGTTTTGGGGTCAACATGTTCCAAAACAATGCGTGGTTAAATGCTCCACCTGCGTTATTTCTTATTGTTTTATCAAAACGACTTATTGTTTTGATTATTTGTTCTAACTCAACATCCCCGTATTTTTTCTTTGACAACGCGTCGTTTAGTTTGTCGACGTACCCTTTGTAATGTTTGTTGTAGTGAAAGTCCATTGTTTCGGGGTCAATAAACTGTTTCAGGGCTGAGTAAGAATAAGGTAATTTTTCTATACCTATTTTCTTCATTTCTGTAATCAATAACTCTTTCTCTTTGTTTACGTGGTTTTCAAGTATCTGTGTTTCGAGTTGTTGAATTTGTTTTTCTATTTTTTTCATATTTTTGGATTATCCATTTCTTATAAATAATCCACATTTCATTTAACGACGCATTTCCTGAATTCTCTTTAAAATTTCTTCAGCCGCATCGGCAGTGTTTTGATTGTCCCCCATTACTGTGGCAATCACTTGTTTCTTGTTATTTAATATGTCGTAGATAATTCCTTCGATTGTGTTCTCGAATATGGGGTAATAAACTAATACATTGTTTTTTTGACCGTATCTGTAAGCTCGGTCTTCTGCTTGGGCGTGGTCTGATGGTAAGAATGATAGGTCGTTCATAATAACCGCTTCAGCCGCAGTTAGTGTTATACCAACACCCGCAGCTTTAATGTTACCAACAAATACTTTTATCTTATCGTTTTCTTGAAAGGAATCCACACTATGTTGTCTCTCAGGTTTGGACATTGACCCATCCACTTTAACTGCCGCTTTACCAAAGTGTTCACATATTTTATTAAGTGAGTCGGTGAAGTTACAGAATATGATTACCTTCTTACCTTGTTCTACAATGTTCTCGGCAAGTTCTATTGTCTGTGAAATTTTTTCATCGGCAATAACTTGACGTATCTTTGTTAATTTGGTGAATTGAACTGTAAGTGATTTTGACTCCTCGGGGTTCTTATCGTACCAATCGTAATACTCACCCATAATTTCTTCATACATCTTAGATTTCAATCTAAGATATACTGGTGTAATAATCTTATCAGGTAAGTCAAGTACGTTCTCTTTAAGTCGTCTTAGAGTAAGTCCTGAAGTTCGGTCTCTTAATTCTTCAAGATTTGATGCTCCCATAACATTCCACACTTTTCTACCACCAACGTTGAATTGGTATCCTTGACAGTATCTGATGGCATAAGCCATCCAGTTCTTGGCAACAGGAGATTCAATTAAACTTAATAGGTTGAAATAATCGATAGGTCGAGAGGTCATCGGAGTACCTGTTAATAACCAAAGTCGGTCCACCTTTTTAACAAGGTCGTTAATTAGTTTTGTTCTTTGGGCTGTAGCATTTTTGATATAGTGTGCCTCGTCAACGACCACCAAATCAAAATTGGCATCAAGAATCTGTGACTCACCTTTCTTTTTTGTATCATGAAAATTTTTAATAATGTCGTAGTTTATAATAACAAAGTCCGCATCCGTACTGAAGTTCTTACCTTCAGCGATATAAACTGTTTTGTCTGAATAATTTTCAATCTCTCTTTTCCAGTTAATTTTTAAAGTTGCTGGACAAATGATTAATACTTTCTTAGAACCTGATTCTAATGCCGCTATAATCGTTGAGGTTGTTTTTCCAAGACCCATATCATCGGCAAGGATAAACTTCCTATTTTCAACTAACTTTTGAACGGCTTCTTTTTGATGTTCAAGTGGAGGACGGTGAGAATATTTGTCATAATTAATAACAACATCCTTTACGGTATTGTCTTTAATGATTGCCGCTTTTGGTAACCAAAAATCATGTAGTTGTTCTGACTCGGATACTTTACCCCAAATATGAAACGCTTTTTCTTTGTCTGCGAGTAATTTTTCAACCCACACCTTTTCAGGTATTTCGGTCATAAGTTTATCGTCAGCAAGTTTCTGCGCGAAATATACGTCAAGTATTACCCACTTCTTTGCAACCTTAGGTTGTTTGTCGTGGTTATTAATAATGTATTCTGCCTGACTCCTTGTGGGGTAAAACCTTCTATTTACTTGAGACTTTCTTTTCAGTTCAATAAGATAGTTGTTTCCTCCTTCGTATCCCTCTAATAGGGTCATGGCTTTTGATTCTAAACTTGCATCCATCTATAGGAAAAATATTTGATTTAAATATAGTTAATGTTTGAGTATTTATCAATATATGAAAATGTCACAGGAGCAAATAGAGAGAGCTATTAATAAAATGATTAATGTCATTAAACTAAATGATGTCTTAAGTGTTGATATTAAGGTATACCATTTAGATTTAGGTGTTAAATACGATTACTATTTAAACATTACATATGTTGTTCCCGATGATAGTGAGTTTTTACGAAGTTCAAATATGAGATATTCTGATTACAATAAAATGACATGGAATAAAGAAATTCTCGATAATCTTAAAAATTATATGGGGATTGACACTTTAATTAATAGTTCTGTTGTTATGTCTGAATCAAATTATCAAAAAATGAAAGATAAATAAGATGCAAAAGTTAGTACCAATTACAAGATTAGGTAAGTTCTTTGGAGCCGAAGATTACTCTCTCGACATCGGGATGGGTGAGGAGTGGTTATTAGGTGATATGAACTTCACCATAGTATTGTATCGTATTGATAGATATAAAACCAAAACTGATGATGTTTACGGTGAGGTAACTGAAGACGGTATCCAATTTATGTCCCCTGTTGAATTACAAGGTTTAGTTCAGGTCATGGCACCTGCACATAAATCATTAGGTAATTCAAAAATTGAACAACAAGAGCCAGGTAACATGAAATTCTCTATTTACCAAAAGACCCTTGATGATATGGGTGTTGAAATATTCCAAGGAGATTATATTGGATATTATGAAACGGAGGACAGAGTAAGATATTATGTGGTGTCTGATGACGGATTTGTTAAGTCAGATAATAAACACACTTATGGTGGATACAAACCTTTCTATAGAAGTGTTATCGCAACATACGTAAGTGAAAACGAATTTAGAGGAATATAATGAAAGTAATTATAACGGGGTCTCAGTTTGATTCTATCTTTATTGGTAAGAAAGTTATGGTGTATTATAATTTACATAAACATACCTTCTCAGTTACATATGACAGTAAAGTAATATTACACGCCGACTATGTTAAATTAGGTGATGTTGAGTTCAGAGTTAGAAAAGGTGGGAACGAAAGAGTTCGACAACAAAAGAGTAAGAACGTACACGCCTTTGTTATTGGGAGATTATTAGACTATTGTGAATACCCTTGTGACGATATACCATCACCATCATCCGATAAGATTGTAACCTATAATCCGTACAAACACAATTCGTTTATATATAAAGACAGTGAAGAACCTGTATATAACGCCAAAGAGGTTGATATGATAAATTCACAAAATAAACTATTTGTAGTTAAAGAATAATGCCATTACCAAGAAACATAGTTAAACCAACATTACCATTAGTACCTCAGAAGACATTATCTGCTCGTAGGGAACAGTTGTTGGAGTATATTAATGAAGACGGAACTTACTTACCTAAGTCGGTATTACATGCCGATTTGGATAGGGGTATGTTGGATTTTGTTAAGGGAGATTTAGAAGTTATTACTGCGGGTAAAGTTGTACCCATGGTTGATATTATAATCACAACTCAAAACTGGGCTCAGTATGTTGAGACCGCTTTATTCGTTGATTTAGATTATAACCCTTCACCACCATTTATTACTGTAGTGAGGAGTCCTGAAGTAAAGTTCGGAACCAACCCATCATTACAATATACTATACCAAATAGAAAACAATTTTATTATGCCTCGGTTCCGACATGGAATGGTAACCAACAAGGTATGGATATCTACACGATACCCCAACCTGTACCTGTAGACATTAATTACAGCGTTAAAATTATTTGTAATAGAATGAGAGAACTTAACCAACTGAATAAAGTGGTTATGCAAAAATTCTCATCAAGACAAGCCTATACCTTTATTAAAGGTCAATACGTTCCAATCATAATGAGTAATGTTTCTGATGAATCACAAATGAGTTTAGATTCAAGAAAGTATTATGTTCAAAGTTATGACTTCACAATGTTAGGTTACTTAATTGACGAAGAGGAGTTTGAAGTTAAACCAGCAATTGCTCGAGTTGCTCAGATAATGGAACTTGATACTTCAACATTAAGTAGAAGACGTGATAGAAACTTATTAAGTGTTAATGAATTTTTATCAAACTTTTTATATGTTGTTGGTAATACAAGTTTAAGTGATGTAGTTCCTTACACCGCGAACTTAACTTGGGCCGATTCCACAAACGTTGAGTCTTACGATGTTTATATTAACGAAGATTTTTATGGTACCGACGTTCAGAAAATTCAAATAACAACAAACGATGTATTAAGGATTGATATTGTTAAAACTGACGACACTCAAGAATCAAATATTAAGTTTGATAATATCTTGGTTTAATCTTCTCCGTAGATATCTTTCTTTTCTTTACACTTGTCGAGTATCAAATTTTCCAAAAATTTATAAATCTTCATTCCACGTTTCTCACAGTACTTTTTTAGTATTTCGTGTACCTCAGGGTCTATTTTAATGTTCTTGATTTCTTTCTTTGTTTTCATAGGTAGAAAAAAGGTAGAATTTATTCATACCGTTTACAAATACATATTGGAAAGTCAAGTTTTTTGTGGTAGTAATGAATATTTATCAATAAAATAAATCTGCAATAGAATTAATTAAATAATGGCAACAGCACAAGCAAATCAAAAAGTTTTTGTATCACCTGGAGTATACACGTCTGAAACGGACTTATCTTTCGTAGCACAGAGTGTGGGGGTTACAACCTTAGGGTTAGTAGGGGAAACACTTAAAGGTCCTGCCTTTGAACCTGTTTTTATAACTAACTACGACGAGTTCCAAGCATACTTTGGAGGAACCGAACCAACTAAATTTATCAATACACAAATTCCAAAATACGAAGCGGCCTATATCGCTAAGTCATATTTACAACAATCTAACCAATTGTTTGTGACAAGAGTGTTAGGTTTGTCGGGATATGATGCGGGTCCATCTTGGAGTATTAGAGTTACTGCCAATGTTGACCCACTAACTATTGGTCTTATTGCACCAACAGGTGGAACAGTGTTTACTGCAACATTTACAGGAGCATCTTCAGCGAGTACAGTATCGTTTGTTACTGCATTACCAACGGATATCCAAAACAATTTAAACGTAGAATATAGATTATCTGATGGTAGTACTTCTACTTACCAACAAGATTTCAATGCTAACTTAAGTGAAATTATTGACGACACAACTTTATCTGCAACGACAGTCGCTTTCTATGGTTCAATACCTTCACCTGATTATTGGAATTTAGTAAGTCAGTATTCTAACCAACTTAACGTATTTGGTTCTGAAAGTAATAACTTAGACACTAACGATTTAAGTTCAGATGCTAACGACCCTTGGTATTATGCAACATTCACTAATGACCCTGATTTAGGAAATGATTATGAAGGTTATTCGTTCTACTATAATGTATCTTCATTAACTAATAATAATGACGGTACTTTCACAGGTCAGATAACAGGTGAAGTTTTTAGTTTCACAGGAACTGCTTATAGCGAATACAACAACATGGTTGTTGCTACATTACGTTCAAGAGGTATCTCATTATATTCTACAAACGCAGAACTTAATCAACACGGACCTGTTTATGAGGTTGGTATTAATTATACAACTGGAGCTTTTGAACCAAACAATGTTCAATTAATTGCAACAGGTCAATATTCAGGGGTGACTAATTTACCTTATGAAGGTTTCTTACTTTCAGGTGTTACTAAAGACGGTGATAGTTTCTCATTTGAAACATCTCTATCTGCTGCTTCTCCTAAGTATTTAACTAAAGTATTAGGTATTGATAACTTTGGTAAGGCAAGAAACGAAGTTCCTGTATTTGTTGAGGAGATTTATCCTGGTTCTTTGAATTATGCTTACAACCAAGGATATATTAAAGGTATTAATCCTGAGTTAGTAGCGTTAGATGATGCTAGAAGTCAAAACACTCAGTCAATCGCTTATAAAGTTGAAAAATATCAATCACCTGAAACTCCGTTCTTAGTATCTGAGTTAAGAGGTAATAAAGTATTCAGATTATTTAAATTCATCTCAATATCTGACGGTGATGCGGCTAACGTTGAAATCAAAATTTCAATCGCTAACCTATCATTTAATAACATGACATTTGATGTGTTAGTAAGAAACTTCTTTGATACAGATTCAAACCCTGTAGTTATCGAAAAATTCACTAACTGTAATATGGACCCTAACTCTAACAACTTCGTTGCTAAGAAAATTGGTTCATCAAACGGTGAATACGCATTAATCTCTAAATTTATAATGGTTGAATTATCTGATGAGGCTCCTATCGACGCAATTCCTTGTGGATTCTACGGATACACTCAAAGAGAATATGAGTCAACTGCGAATATTTCACCAGTACCTAAATTTAAAACTAAATATTATTTCCCAGGTGAGGTTGTTTTAAACCCTCCATTTGGAACAAGTGCAAATGCAACTGAATCTGCGGGTGATATTGTAAGAAGAGCTTACTTAGGATTCTCAAGTCAATTTGGTATTGATGAATCATTCTTAACTTATAAAGGTAGACAAAATCCATCAAATTGGGTTGGTTCAGCATTACCTATCGACGGTCTTGCTTGGAATTACTTAAGTAAAGGATTCCATATGGACTCAGGTGCAACTGTGGTTACAATCGCAAACTCTTTCCAAACAAGTGGTCAAACTGCTTTTGAATGTGGAGTTGCTGATTTTAGAACAGACCCTGAAAGTCAAGAAAACCCTTACTACTTCATCTACTCAAGAAAATATACATTATGTTTTGCTGGAGGATTTGACGGATGGGATGTTTATAGAGAGTTTAGAACTAACCAAGACAGATTCCAATTAGGTTCTAACGGTTACTTAGCAGGTACATCACCTTCATCAAGATACCCAACGGCAAACGGTGAAGGATTATTCAAGAGAATTATTGTACAAAACAATACTCAGGATTTTGCAAACACTGATTACTACGCATACTTACTTGGTATCTTAACATTCTCTAACCCTGAAGCTACAAACATTAACGTGTTTGCAACTACAGCAATCGATTATTTTAACAACTCAAACTTAGTTGAGGAAGCAATTGAAATGGTACAGTTCCAAAGAGCTGACTCTGTTTACATTGCAACAACTCCTGACTACTTAATGTATACACCAGATGGTACAAATCCTCAAGATATCATCTACCCACAAGAGGCGGTTGATAACTTAGATAACACAGGAATTGACTCTAACTACACGGCAACCTACTACCCATGGATTTTAACAAGAGATACTGTAAACAATACACAAATTTACTTACCACCAACAGGTGAAGTTTGTAGAAACCTAGCGTTAACAGATAACATCGCATTCCCATGGTTCGCATCTGCGGGTTACACAA